CGGCGTCGAGGTCGTCTCGTAGGTTCGTGCTGTGCGTGTTGGCAACGTGGTCTCGCGCCACTTGCACGTTCTCTCGCACTTCGCTCATCGCGTTCGCCTGGCGCCGCATCATCTCGATGAGGACGCCTACGAGGGCGGCACACACGGTGCCACCCGTCGTGACGAGCGCAACTTGCACACTGGGGTCCATGGCCATCGCGGTCACGACAGCTTGGCCTCCAGGCGGGCCAGGCGCGCTTCGAGATCTTCGATCTGCTTGGCCTGGCGCTGGACGACGGGGACCAGGGCGATCCCGAGGAGGTCGTAGCGAAGCCCGTCCACCTTGCCGTCGAGGTAGTTGATCAGCCAGGGGAACTGCTCCTCGACCTCTTCCGCGATCAGGCCGACCTCGTCCTTGCGGGGCTCGCCCTTGCCCTCAACCGGCTTGCGGTCGTAGATGACCGGGCGCAGCTTGGCAAACGCCTCGGGGTCGATCTCGAAGTCGCGGACGTTCTCCTTGAACTTGATCGAGGAGGTGTTCCGGGCGAAGGTGCCGTCACCCTCGACCCACACCGCGTAGTACGTGCCCGAGCCGGACACCGAGTTGGCGTGAGGCTTCTTCGAGCCGTTGGCCCAGGAGATCGTGTCGCCGGACTCCAGGTAGCTGGAGTGAGAGTGCGAACTCGGTGCGAACGTGGTCGGCTTCGAGGTGATCGAGGACCAGGAGTGCGAGTGGGTGGAGGGCGGGAAGGTGGCCGGCTCGCCCGTGATCTGCGACCAATCGTGCGTGTGACTCGACGGCGAGAAGGTCGTGGGCTTGTCGGTCAGGTCGGCCCACAGGTGAGTGTGCGCGGCCGGGGAGAAGGTGGTCGGCTTGCCGGTCAGCGAGGACCAGGAGACGGTCGGGGCCATGTCGGACCAGGCCGTACCGTTCCAGAACTCCCAGGTGTTGGTCGACTGGTTGAAGCCCAGGCGTCCGACGCGGGGAGTGTCCGGGCGGGTGTCGGTGGTCCAGCCGCCGACCGTGTTGCCGATGAACTTGCGCTCACCCTGAACGGACGCGGCGGAGATCGAGGTGACGTTGGCTCCGACCGTGACGCGGGCGAGGGCCATCTCCCAGATGCCCGTGTCCGTCTGGGTCAGGGCGGGCGGAGTCGACGAGCCGGCCGTGCCGGGCTTCACCGCGAGGGTGATCGAGTTGGTCGCAGGGTCCAGCTTCAGGACCACGCGGTCCACGCGGCTGGTGGTGTTGGATGCCGGGATCGTCAGCACCTCGGTCGCCGTCGAGTAGATGGCGTGGCCGCGCACGATCGCGAAGCCGGAGTTGACCTTGACGGTCATGCCGGTGCCGTCCGCGAAGGTGTAGAGCGAGGTGCCGCCTACGCCATCCGCCACGCCAGTGGACTGGAACTCTCGGAAGAGACGGGAGTAGTCGGTTTCGGTGACAGCCTGGCTGTCGAAGGGATACGAAGTGATCGCCACTTGCGGGGCCTCCTTGGGTTACAGGACGAATGCGCCAGAGCAGCGGATCGTCTCGCCTACGTTCAGGCTGTACGTGTTCGTGGTTCGGACGGTGACATCGCCGGTCGCCTCGACGTCGCACTCGCCGTCCGCGTAGCCGGTGGAGTAGATCGCCGTCACCGTGCGGGCCGGGCGGTACCCGGCCGGGAGGTTGGCGATGACGGCGTCGGCGAGGTTGTACGGGGCGGTCGTGCCCGCGTCGAACTTGGTGGTGATGGCCAGGTCGAAGCCGAACGAGCAGACCCCGTTGATCTTCCTGGCCTGGAAGTTGTTGACCGTGACGCCCGAGCCTGCGGTCAGGCCGGTCGTGACGACCGTGGGCGCCTCGACCGGGGGTGGGTAGAGCGACGCTCCCACTTGCACACTCCTTACGCGATGGCCATGATCATCTGGTCGTGGTTGAGCTGGAAGTCGGCCTTCGTGACCGTGCTCGGCATCCCGGACAGCCCGTTGAGGTAGGCGTTCCGGACGAACGCGGTGGACAGGTTGTGGAAGATCGACGTGTTGGTCGACGCCTCGTTCTGCGCGTAGAAGTAGTAGAAGTCGGTGGTCGTACCGGCGCTCATCTGGAAGGCGCCCCAGTACCGGCCGGGCTGCAAGGTGACTGACCCGGTGAAGGGGAAGGGCACAGCGCCAGCGTGCGAGCTCTGCTGCACGGTCGGCGAGCCTGTCGTCTGGCCAGCGGCTGCGACGCTCGACAGGGCCGTGGTGCCGGTAGTGGCCAGTCTGGCGCCGCTCTCGTCGTAGAGGCCCGCGAAGAAGCGGGCTGCCGGGACGGCCGTCGAGCCGGCCCAACCCGCGGCGAACACGAAGAGCTTGCTGACCGTGGTCGGCTCGGTGATGTTGAAGCCCGCGAGGAAGGTGCGCCCGATCGTGATCGTGCGACCAACCGTGGGGGTAGCCAGCGTGGCCGGGTCGACAGACCAAGCCTGGAAGCCGAGCGACTGCGGGGTCCACTCGTTCTTCGCTACCACCGCGGGTATCTGCGCGATCGGCAGGCGAGTCGTCGAGTCCAGCGAGGCGACGCCCGAGGCCGCAGCCTTCTGGCTCGTCGGGATGGCGCTGACGTCGGCAGCCGTCAGGGAGACGGCGCCCGTCTTGGTGTTCACCGAGGTGACGGGGATCGTCGGGTTGTTGGCGACGGTGACGATCGTGCCGTCCGACTGTCGCACCTTCAGGACGCCGGCCTCGGAGTAGGCGATTACGCCGCCCACCGGATCGGACGTCGGCAGGACGTTGGCGTTCTTGATGCCGAGCACGAACTTGCCACCGCCGAAGGGGGTGCCCGTGTCGCCGACACCCATGTTGTAGAACGTGGCGCGCGTGGAGTTGCTGTACGGGTGGCCTTGGTCGGTGACGCGGAAGTACGTCGCCGGGTCTGTGCTGCCGTAGGCGGTGAGGGGGTGGCCCGTGGTGGGCTGGATGGTCGTCGGGCCGGTGACGGTTCCGCCAGCGGTCGGCAGGGCGCCGACGTCCGACGCAGACAGATCGACCACGCCGGTCTTGCCGTTGACCGAGGAGACAGCGCCTCCGCCACCACCGGCACCGAGCTGGAAGACGGTGCCGTCTGCCTGCTTGACGTAGGCGACGCCGCTCTTCGAGTAGAGGAAGACGCCGCCCGTGGTGGTCGCCGGGTCGGCCGCCTGATCGCGGATGCCGACAGCCCCAGCGGAGGTGACGGTCGCCGTGCCGTGCAGGGTAGTTGTGTTGAAGACGATCTGGCCGGTGTCGCGCCGGGCGTAGATGACGGTCTTGTTGAAGGAGCCGTCATCGTTGCGGGCGGAGAGGCGGAAGTTCGAGCCGGCCGCGCTGCCTGTCTCGGCGACGTCGTCGACCTGCGCCTCCCAGCGACTGACGCCAGCGGTCAGCCATCGGTACGCGCGGTAGTTCCCGGCCGCCTTGTCGATGTTCATGTACGTCGCGCTGAGCGTCGCGTTGGCGTTGCTCGGCAGGGCGTTCACGTCGGACGCGGCGAGCGTCACACTGGCCGCGCTCTTCCCGTTGATGGACTGGATGACGCCGGGGTCACCCTTGGCGCCATCCGCACCGGTCGCACCAGTGAAGCCGGAGATGGCAGGCTCCGGGATTACAGAGAAGCCCATCAGGCTGTCACCTCCACTCCACTGATGTGCACTCCGCACTGCGTCGTGCTGGCCTGGACCTCGATCGCCTGGCCGGAGATGTCCATCACCTGGCTCATGTCCAGGGTGAAGATGCCGTTACCGGGGATCGGTGTGTTCGGGATGACCGTGATCGCGCCGAACTTGACCAGGACGGTCGCCGCACTGGCGCTGACGTTCGAGATGAGGATGTTCGTGACGATCGTCGTCGTGTTCGCCGGAACGGTGTAGACGGTCGTCAGCGTCGTGGACGTCACGCCCCGGAAGAGCTTCTTGGGCACGTTGGCCACTTACCACACCCCCATGATTTGCATGATCTGATCGGACGGAGAGGAGCCGCCGCCTCCGGAGTTGGCCTCCAGGTTGGACAGGCGGGTCTCGGTGTTGGCCACGCGCTTGTTCAGCGCGGCAGATGCGTCGAAGCCAGTGGCGTCACCGAGCAGGGCGCCGAGCCGGAAACCGTCTCGGTCGGCCTTGATGATGTAGCCGGTGACGGTGGACTTCAGCTCCTGGTCATCGACGATGACGACGAGGCTGTCACCGAGTCCCCACTCCTTGCCGAAGCGGGCCTGGCTGTCCTCCATCGGTACGACCTGGACGTTGATCGCGGTGAAGCCCGCGCCTTCCAGCGCCTCGTCTCCGGCCTGCTGGAGCTCGGTCCAGTCGTCGGTGTTGCGCTGGTCGATGAACTGCTCGATGCGCCGGCCCCAGTCAGCCTCTGCGGCGATGGACTCGGCGTTGTCGACCTGGAGGAACTGGCGCTCGGTGAGGTCGCCCTGCCCCGCCACGATGGCGCGTGTGACGCCGGGCGGGGAGATGCCGACCTTCTGCCCGGAGAGCGTCCCGTTGCGGACGTCGAGCCGGACGAACGCCGTGCGGTCGGTGATGGCGTAGGTCTCGAAGACCAGGTTCGCCCCACGCTGCACGACACGGAAACCGAGCTGGCCCAACAGGGCGATCTCAGTGAGCAGGTTGCCCAGCACCGGGAAGCGCGCGGACTGGTTGATGATCGGCCCGCGCGCTCCGTCCGTGCCCATGATGAGCCCCGTCTTACGACGAGCAGCCGGAGCTGACGGACCGATGTTGGCGTTGACATACGCGTGCATGACAGTCTCGACCTTGCCGGAGCGGACGTCATGCGCCTCTGTCTGACTGGCGCCGTCCGCGTTGGACGGCTGCGGGAAGGCCAGCGAATCCGCAAGACAGACAGTGTCTGACACGCCTTCGAATGAGACCGTCCCGTCCGGGTCGGTGGGGGTCGAAGAGAACTCCGACTTCACCATCGGCCCGGACAACAAGACGTCGTCTGGCCCGGTGATGATGACCCCGGAGCCGGGCGTCCGCAGCGTGTCACACAGCGGATGCTCCGACGCCAGGGTCAGCGACCATGAGCCGAGGTTGTTGAAGTTGTCCGTGAGTTCGAGGTCCAGCTCCTCGGGGCGGATGATGCCCCTTCGAACCAGGTTCTTGTCACGCACCTCAACGGTGATGTCTTCCAGGCGCACTCAGATCACCATCCACTTCCGGGGGTACCAGGAGCAGGTG